TAACTCAACTCTCTTGTATAAACTTGAAATCCATAATGACAAGGAGGAAGAACCATTTGGTCTAATTCACCTACATTCCAAGCAGAAACCATTAGTCGTCTTGAATCTGGATTTGTTTTAAGGTCGTTGATTAGGTTTTGAATTTGGTCTATTGGTGATTGTCTATATTCTATTGAATAGTCATCTCCCCCTTCATGTACCTTATAAGATTGGGTTTTTTCCCAACTTCTCCATTGCTTACCATAAATTGGTCCTAGGTCACCCCACTTCTTAGCAAACTCATCATCTGTTTTGATACGATTGATGAAACTCTCTTTATCATATTTTCTACCCATATCATAGATTTCTCCATTTAGTTCTTTTTTAACCGGTTCCATCCATTTTGCGTCTATACAAAATTTATCATAGTTCTTATACGCATCACCATCCCAAATGTGACAACCATTATCAACAAGGAACTTGATGTTAGTATCACCACGAAGGAACCATAACAATTCGGTTACCATCGTCTTCCACGCCATTTTCTTTGTAGTCAACAAAGGAAAACCTTCTTGCATATTGTGTCTGATCTGTCGACCAAAGACGCTAATTGTCCCTGTCCCTGTGCGGTCCTCCTTTTTTACTCCATTTGCTAATATGTCTTGGAGTAATGCTTGATATTGTTTGTCTAAGCTATTCATCTTTATCCCTGTTTAAATAGTGAATCACTGCTTGAGCAATCAGCCACGTGACTGGTATGCACCACAGTAAGATTATTGTGTTAATTAACATCAGTGTTAGAATATTTTTTTCTTAAGTATTCTGCCCAAGCTGCCTGTTTTCTACCGTTTATGAAGAACCAACCCAAGTTGATCTCAAACCATTTAGTTAGCCTTTTTCTCATGCTTAGTAGAGTTTGATAGTCCTGTGTTGATTATCGCTAGGAAGTCAAGAACCTCCTTCTTTGTGTTGAATCTGATTAAAGGGTCGGTGTCAAAAACTTCAACAAACCACTCGCCGTCCAGTAGCCTATCATTCTCGTTACTTATGAGCCCTAGACCGTTCGCTATGTGATAGTAATAGTAATAATAGTCCGGATCCGATGCTACTGCTACTGCATCGTCAGACAAAGACAATCCGTCTTCTTGGCAGCATTCAAAGCCAAGGTCAATTAGTTCCTGTTCAGTCATCTTTTTCTAGTTAAGTTTATTCTTTTTTCAGGCCTTACCTTTCTCTCTATCCTAAACCCACCAGTCAAGTAGCCTGATAATATTTTACTTGTTGTCTCGCTTCCAAGTATTCCTTCCACCATCTTTCCATCAAAGCTTGGGTCGTGCATCGGGATTCCACCGGTCGTTTCAACCTGATCTAAATCCTTTGAATACTTGAATACTATCTGATCTGGTCCGTTTGTTTCAATGAGTTCAAAACCAGAAAAACTCCACCCCTTATCATTGATAAAAGAGCGGAGTTCTTTTCCTAGCCTCCCAGAAAAAATTATCTGGGAAGGGATCTTTTGATGCTCTATGGAAAGGTCTGATATGTGAGTGTCAATCAGACTAAAAAATTCCATTGCAAACTTTGAGTCCTTATCGATAGGTACTTCAAACTTCATTCTTTTTGGCCTCTTCAGCTATTTTACGCAGGATTGCGTTAACCTTTCCTGCCTTGTTTCCATCCACCCAAAACTCTCCCTTATCGTTGCAAATGAAGTGACGAACACCGTCATCCATGCAAGAAAGCTTGTATTTGTTTGAGGTTCCATGGACTACTCCAAAGTGATAAATGAAACTTTCCCTTTCGTAGTAATTGGGACTGGCTTCTGCAAACCTAGTCAAGACGTCATAGACCTTTTCAGAGGTCTGTGTTGCCATGTGCTTCATTATCGTCTAGTAACTAGTCCTAGGATTTTTGATTCTTGTACGCTAGCGACAGCCGACTCTGCGATCGAGTCTTGGAAACGCTCATTAAGGATTTCTTCAACCTCAGCAACGCTGTCTGCGTCAACTAAATATTGTTCGTAAACCTTTTTGATTTTTCCTGTGTTGTCGTCAACTGTTTCGAATTTTACTTTTGCGATGTAATACATGTTATTTGATTTTGATTGTTAAATTTTTAATTATCTCGTTTAAATCCTTTGACTCTTTAATAAGACTGACCTCTGTCTCAAGCTGAGAAAGGGCAGTATTAAGCAATACTATTGCTGCCGCCAAGTCTATTGTGAGTTTGGGTTCAAATATCTCGCTAATAAAGTCTGAGCTTTCCTTCGATCCTATCAAAGCATCGGCATTTTGGTATATCTCTAAACCGGCCTTTCCCTTTTCGGAGTAAATCTTCTTGAGATCTTCTAGGCTAGGTAAGCGTCTTTTATGAAACGACATCTTATTGAGTTAAATGATTTAATCTTTATACTTTGGTTTTTGGTCTAGGTTTACCCAAATTTGGCAATTCCTTTATATTTTTTCTTGATATCGTCTATTTCCTTGATTGCGTCATCGAACTTCTTCTTTATCTCAGGATCAACTGTGAAGTCTAGAACAGTTCGACAGTTTGGGCATACTGATATTGGGTGCTTTAGAATGAAGGTCAAGTCTATCCCAAGAGGAGTCCTACAGAAAGGGCAAGGTAGTGCCATTACTGTTCTCCTTTTTGTTCTATGCTTTGGATATACGTATCCACAAGCCTAGAAACCATTTCAGGTTTAGTGTCTGATTTGAACTTAATTGTGATCTTTGCCATTCCGCTACCGTCTTCGTTCTTTCCAGAATCTACTGCTATTCCTTTTATGTTGTGAAGGTCATCCTTGTCTCTTCTTTTGAAGATGCCCAATAACTCTCTCTTGAGGTCTGATGGTTTGTTGTCACCGACTATTAACCTTGCTGAGAACTCAACGTCAAGCTCTTCTAGTCCAATAGATGAATGATCGGCTAGGATATAAAGAGGAACGTCGAGGTCCCTATCTCCGATCTTAAATGTTGTGGTTTTTGCATTACCGTCCTGGTCAAAGTAGTTTGCCAGGTTATTGATGTGCTGTTTTTCAGCAATCCTTTGAGCTACCATGGCGGCCTCTAAGAGACCGCCAACTAGCTCTTCCATGTTTAATCTTGCCATTTAGGTTTTCTTAATGGGTTTATGATTATTTAGTAGGGTCAACTGTCAATGGAATCAATGACGGTTCTAACATCTGTGTCAAGTAGTCAGAAAGCTTAAGCATTCCTTCGGTAGCTGGAAGCTGTTCTGCATGTACCTTAACGTTGTATTTTGCCGAGTTGTCTGTGCTACGTGTGTTTTCTTTGTGAGTAGCAACGCTTCCAGACATTGAAGCAGAGTACTTCATTCCCCAGAATCCACCGCTAACTGAAGCGCTGAAAGATCCTGAAGTGTCTGTGCTTGACTTGTCTACTTCAGACGACTTAACTTCCATTGTGAATTCGATATCAGCTGAAGTAATAGCTAATGAAGGAAGTGGAACCAATGGTAACATAGGAACCTTTGAATAAAGGGTCTCAAGAGATTGCTCTCCAGTGTCGCCGTTAGTCATCACTCGATTCATTTGAACGTCTAATGAACGTGCGCTAGTCACGTCTTTACCGTCCTTGTCTTTTTCGGTCACGAAAGCAACTTCACTGATGTACTTCCATGTGACTTCGTTTAGTTTCGCTTGTCCTTTCGCCATTCCAACGATTGGGCTCACGATTAGGTCTTCAATAGGAAGTCCTACAAATTGTTGAGCAACATTGTCTGCCATAATAATGGGTTTTTTTATCTAATACTAATTTTTCATAAAGAAGTTTAGTATCTAAGTTATTTATCCTCAATTATGAAGACTATACTTCTCTAGTATTCCCATGGTTTACCTTAAATACTGGAAATCGTAGAGAGTGATTTCCATGTTGATCAGTCGTCTCCTCAAAGTATTGAACGGTAATGGTTGCACCCATGATCTCTCTTATGTTTCTATAGTAATGGCGACGCTGGTCGATCGTAAAACCGCTACCTACTTGTACTTGGGATCCCTTGTGGTCGATTGTGACTGCACTTAGCATTTCTTCCTCGATCTCCTTGCCATTCACTATAATGCGTTGTGGTCCCATGATCAGACCAGTCACAGCATACTCTGCGTCAAAGAACTCCTTGATCTTTAGCATGTGCTTTGATCGACCCGAAGAATATTGAGTATCTTTGCGCGCAATGAGTCCCTCCCAATTAGAATCTTTAGACTGTGCCTTTAACTCTTCCAATGCGTCCTCATCCTTGATTCTTACTTGTGGAAGCATCTCTAAAACGGTAGATGATTTTAAGTCTCCCAACCAGTGTTCACGTACATCGATTCTGGTCGAAAATAAAGGAGACTCGTCTTCTCCAGCAAACTCACCAGCCTGTAAGATATCAAAAATCTGGTATCTTGGGTTATCGATGGTGTGATCCTTGCGCTGTATCTGTTTCAGGATTCCCTGGAAGTCATCTGAGCCATCTTCATTCATGAGACATAATTCACCGTCTAACACAAGATCAGTGATCCCTAAGCGTCTTATTTCATCTGCAACTTTTCCTAAGGTTAAAAACTCCTTACCGTTACGCGAAAAGAATCGTATGTCATCACCATGAACAAAACAGATGCATCGAACCCCATCTAGCTTTCTAGAAACAAACCAAGTACCATCAAATAGGTCTACTCCTTTTACTTTAGCTGCATCGTGCGCTAATGCTACCTCAAATGTTGGAATAAACTTAGGATTGACTCGATTGATTAGGGTGACTGTTGCTCTAGTCTCAAGGTTACGGTCAATTATTTGGTAGATGAGATCTGACCACTCTTCATAATCCTTGATGAAACGGTTCATCGCCTCAATGGCAGCATGACCAGTCACATGACGTTCATTGAAATCGTCAAGCATCAGGAATAGATCGTCATACACTTCAGCCGGAGCGATCAAGTCTGATCTCTTTTTAAGGTTTGCTGAAGTCACACCAAAATTCCAATACGGATGATACGTATAGAATAAGATCTTCTTAACGAAATCGTGATATTGATATTTAGTAAGAACTTCGACCTTGTGATTGGTTGAGTTTGATGAGTTCATCTCGTTCACAAACTCTCTAAGTTCCTTAAAATCTTCTTGATGTTGCATGGTTTTTTCCTTTTAGTTAGAATACTAAATTAAAAGGAAAGTTTACAGTGACCGTTAATGTTTTTATCACACCAACCTGCAGGTACCTCAACTGCGAATCTTGCAGGCTTTTTACTAGAATAGATCTTTTGCTCCTCGTCACTTAGGCCTTCACCAGGTTCCATGGTTTCATGACCTAAATAGTTCATGAAAGAATCAAAAAAGATCACATCTAATGGAAACTTAACGTTCTTCATCCAAAAGCCTAGAGGCTGGTCTGCGTCATAAACGAATAGTAGACCTTCACCGTCCTTCGGTTCAGAATGTGAATTCATGTAGCCCTGAGCTTGACTCTCTGGAGTGCTAGCGACCTTGAGCATAAGAGGAACGTTGGCTACTCTAGCCTCTATCTCAACTCCGTCTACTTCTTGTTTTTTACAATAGGACTCAAATAGGGGAATGCTTACTTTATTGAAAAATCGTTGACTCATATTCTGTATTTTTTAAAGTCCAAACCTAGCTTTAGTTCCGTTAAAATTAGCTAGGACCTGTGCACCGGCCAAGGCTATGTTGTATACGTGAAGCGCACCGAACCCAAAGTCTCCATATGAGCCGTCTCCTAAGTTGGTGCTGTCTAATAGACCGACCGCGTAAAAGTAGCCGACTCCTCCTCCATCATTGTATGGGGTGCTTCTAGCAAAAGTAGCGGTCCCAGCAACGTTTCCATTTACATAAGCAGTAAGAGTAGTCCCATCGTATACGTAACCCACATAATACCATTCATTGAATGGAGTAGCGATGCTTGAGGTTATGATGGATGTGTATGGCCACACTGAAAATTTAAGTGTTCCGCCTACCATTTCTATTTGAGAGTCATGCCAACCAGTCTTTGAGGTCTCTTGTAGAATCACGCCGTTTCCAGTTGGTCTAATCCATAAGAATGCAGAAATAACGGTTGACGTGTTTACCGGCGATAGCCTAGAGTTTAAACTAGACGACATGTTTATCCAGTCAGCAGGAGAATTAGTATGGTCGATCGTAAGATAACCTCCATAGTTTGTGGAAAATTCTAAGAATCCGCCAGCAATATTACCAGTTGCATAGCTCGTTTCAGCTAAGTTGTTGATTGTCGTTCCGGATCCAGGATATGAGGCCGCTTTTCCCATGTCCCAATTCACAATCAGACCTACCTTTAATAGAGGATCAAAGTTAGTCCAATACCCGTTTGTGTTCAACCAGTCTAGTGCGTCTCCTGAGTCTACGTGTACGATTCCACTTATTATTGAAGTCATATCAAGAAAAGAATTGGCAGTATCATCAGAGCTCCAAAATTGAACTCCTCCTATGTCTCCAAGAGGTGTAGGAAAGTCTTCACTAGGAACGTCTTTTGCGATTATGTAAACTCCAGTCTCTTCAGGTCCCATCCACCAAGTAAGTCCGCCTGGACTTGAGCTAAGATCTAGCGCCTGTTCCTGTATACACAAAGTATCTAGGTTAGACGTTCCTGAAATGGAAGCTTGCGTTGGGTTATGTGCAAAGCCTCTAGTTGGCATACGTTGAATAAGTATTTGTGTAGATAGAAGACACTGTGCTAGCTGAAAGCTCGCCATCGTAAATGGCTACGTAGTCTATGAAACCCTCAAAGAAGGAAACATTAGATCCAACATAGTGAGAACCTATAAAGGTATTTTCAGGGGTATAGTTTTGAGTGACGTTTGTGTTTTGGTCTACTTGAGACCCGTCTACGTATAGTGTCATTGTGTTGGTGTCTCCGTTAAACGTGAGAGCAACGAAATATTGTTGTTCGGTTATTCCAGACTCGCTCACCAGAGTATAGCTTCCACCGACTCCGCCATAAAGAGTACCTGAATTTATCCAAAAAACGCTATTTTGTGAAGAGACGATGTTACGAGCACCGGTTGTTGAAAAGGGTGTTATCCAAGCAACGATCGAATATTGGTTGCCTGATATAGGTTGACCGATTGATGCATACGCAGTATTAAAATACATGTGAAACATCTCACTGTCGAATGATGTGTTTGTTAAAGAAGCATCGTTATTCTCGGCTGAAAGATCGAACCATGTGCTTCCATCGTATGGAGAAGGATAGGACGATTGGTTTCTAGCCTCATACAATGAAACTAGTGAATAAGTAGTAGAATAAGAAGTCCAATACGAGTTTGCGTGTAACCAAGTAACGGCAGAAGCAGTATCTAAAAAGCTTTGTCCGGTCACAATATTTGCCAAGTTAATGAACTGAGCATCGTCAAACGCCTGCGTTCTCCAAAAACGAACAGTTCCTACGTTTCCTACTGGAGTAGACCGTGTCCCTGCTGGAAAGGTGGTAGCTATAACATAGCCTAAGTCTTCATCCGGCCCTTGCCACCAAACAAAATTACCAGGTTTAGACGAATAGTCTAACGGATCCTCTTGAATCAGCAAATTACCGTGAAGTATGGTTCCGGTGACTGCAACTTCAGTTGGGTTATATGTAAAGGCTCTCGACGTCATTCTTGTTTAGAGTCAAGTTCATCAATTCTCATAGATAATTTACTAACAATTGATTCCAAGTTAGCAATTTTTGAATTAAGACTTTCTATCGTTACTTCTTCAGGTTCATCAGGTTCATCAGTTATTCCATAAACATTACCCCATCTGACATCACCAGACCAATCATCAGGCTTTGGAAAATAACCTACTTCCTGAGTTTCATCTGATTCAAGAACTCTATTTTTTATGAATTTTGAAAAACTTTTTATAGGCATGTGGGTTGATTTTTTATTTTATTTATCTCAAAAAAAAAGCGGACTGTCGTCCGCTTTTAGTTATATTATTGAAATTAAGAGTAATTTCTTTTGGGATTATGCTTCAGCTTCTTTGCCTCCTTCAGCACCTTCTTCAGCACCTTCTTCAGCACCTTCTTCGTCACCTTCAGCACCTTCTTCGTCGTCTTCACCTCCACCTTCAAGCTTTTCAACTCTTTCAGTAAGGTCTTCGATCATGGCCTTAAGACTGTCTAGTGTTACTTCTTCTTCATCACCATCTTCACCAGCATCATCAGCGTCATCGTTTTGGTCTTCGTCGTCTTCTGGATTGGCACCATACAAACCGTATGTGTCTGGATTCATTCCATAAGAACCGTCTTCACCATGGAAAGTTTGATCTGGTTCCATGTACTCTTCTGACTCGTTAAGTCTGCTTCGCATGAAACCTTGAAAATTTTTTACTCTTGTCATTTCTGTTCGAATTTTTTATTATTTATCTGATTCTTCCTCAATTTTTTCAGAGTTTTGAAGAATAGTGATTTGCGAATCTATGTTTTTTATTTCTTCTAGAGTCTGACGAAGTAACATGGATGCTGAAAAAAGTCGATGTGCACCTTCCTCACCCTTTCCTGAAATTCTACTTAAAAAGAAGTTGATTGATTCGATGGTAGTTGAAGGAAGAGAGATTTGACGTCTAGCTGCAGCGTCAGCTCCTTTTTCAAAGGCTCTAATCTCATTGTTCAACGCAACTACTGCCATTATTTGAAGATAAGCTTCGTTTGGACCTGTCCAAGTAACGTCGTTTAGTCTGTTTCTTAGATACTTTAAGTCATTTAACGCAAGGTTAACGTTAAAGTTGCCCATTCTTCTTGCAATTAGTGAATCTAGTTCGCTCATCTCTTGTTGAGGTTCCTCATTCACTGTCGTGTTTTCTACCACTAATTCTTCGGTTTGTAATGTTTCTTCTGACATAATTTAATCTTTAAGACTATTAAACTATGAGTGAGCATTAAGGTTTTATGCAATGTTTAGGTTTTTCTCTATTTCCTCAGCCTTAACTATTCCCTCAGCTGGCGCAGACCCTCCTCCATGGTTCGCTTGTACGAATGCTCTAATCGCTTCTTTATTGCTGGTAAAACTGTTTGGGTCTTTTCCCATGCGCTTAAGAACAGTCAATAGGAAAGTAACAGCTGCTTTCGCGGCTATTTTTGGATCATTTAGCACTTCAGGATTAGATACTAGATCCATGCCCACTGCCTCTCCATACTTCTTGTAATTGCCCTTGAAAGTTATTCCGTTAAATCCTCTTCCTAGGTATTTTGCCCCGTCTCCAGGCTGGGAATTTCCATACTGTTGAGACCTACCGGTCGGGTCGTCTGCTCCGTATACTCTGTCCCAAAACTTAGTTGTGTCTTTCTTTAGAGTATTAAGTTCCTCATCACTTAGTTTTTCTACCCTAGATCCAAATATCTTTCTTATTCTAGAGTTATCAGTATTTGTGTATGGGATCTCGTTCTTAGGAATAAACCCGCTTTCTTTACCGATCGTTGATAACATGCCTATTATTGAGTGCTTGTTTGTGACTCCTTGTCTCTGCATCTCACTGACCAATAAGTCAATGTTTCTAGCCTTTTCACCAGTATATTTACTAACCACTTTTTGTGTAGTTAACTTATCTAATTCTTTTTTATCTTCAGTAGAAGACGTATTAGAATCTACTGCAACTATCTTATCGCCTTCAACGTTAAGATTAAACCTCTTCATGAACCAGTCCTTCTTTTCTGGATTAGCAGTTATGTAACTCTCTATGAATTCTGATGTAGGATTTTCTGAGCCAGCCGCAGCATATCCCTTATACCAATTTAAAAAGTCTTGGTTATTTACTAGTTTCTCAGAAAAAGTGTTTCCTGGAACCTTAGTCACGGTGGAACCGGAGACAGTTGAAGATTCGCTTCCTTCTCTGCTTTTCTTCTTTACGCCTATGTGTATGTGATCAAAATGGTTCTTTACCTTCCAGCCAACCTGATAACGATAACCGTCCTTTGTGACATTGAACCAAGATTCTCCTTTGTATTCTGGATGACCGAACCATTCCATTAGATGAGCAAGCAGCTTATCGCCTTCTTCTCCTTTAGCCGCTAAGTCAACTGCATACGCAGATTCATTGCCTTTATAATGATCTGACATGTTACCCGAAGCAGTCATTTCCCTAGACCTCTTTTGGGACATTATCACGTTTTTTCCCATGAATTCATTAGCGACTTTAGCGAAGGCCAATGCTCTGGTCATAGATCCTCCCCAACTACCGCCCTCTCCGCCTGGTGAAATGCTTGCAGTATCGATTGAACCCTGTGAAAGTCCAAACATTGGGTCCTTATATCTAGCTAATGGATCAAACTTAAATGATGCAGATTCGTTTAGGCCTTGCCATTCGTTAAAACTTAGGAATTTCACGTTAAGGTTTTCTTTTATTTATTTATCAGGTGTCTGTCTAGTATTATAAGCTGTGACCTTGATGTTATTCCATATGCTTCATCCCTATCTACGAACTTTGCCCAATCTACTTCATGTAGTTGTAACATGGAAGTAGGCAACTTAATATCGTCTAGTCCTATTTGAGAAAGATCAGAGAGCTCACAGACAAAATAGATCATTTTTCCGCTAGGCTTATTACCTCGATAAAAGTCTACTGTATGTGGTGTAGGATCGACTAGGGAAGCTTCTAAGGCTATTCCTGTCTCTTCTTTAAGTTCACGCAACGCAGCTTCAAAAGGATCTTCTCCTTCCTCTATTCCTCCCTTAGGTATTCCACACGTTCCGCGTTGCCAGCCTGAATTGGTCGGGTGTATCAAGAGTATCTTGTTGTCAAACAACAGAGCAATCCCAGCTGCCATTCGCCTTTTCTTCTTGACGGATGACTCGTTTATGAATTGATTGAAGGTTATTATCATCTTTTTTCTATATTAGACTTTCATAGTCTATCACCCCGACCGGTTTTATCAAAAGCTTCTCATATTGCATCTTTTGATAGTGAGGCTTTAGGTAATTTTCGCTAACGTGTTTTTTAAACCAAGTCGGAAGCTTTGTTGCATGATGAGACTCATAAAGCCTCTCATATAACTTTACTGATTGAGGAACGTTTAGTTCTCCCTCTTGAACGATCTTATCTAAAAACAGACGATCGTCTTTCTCCAATAAGTGGACTATGAATATGTTGCTTTCAGTCAAGCCTTTTATCTTACTTAAGATGTTTTCTAACTGGTCTTGCCATTTAAACCTACCTAAATCTGCATCAAAGCCGATTCCTCGAACTCTTTTTATTGCGTGGACAGGTTTTCCGTCTAGTGAAAGCACTTCATAGCTTCCTCTAGGTAAGACTTTTTCTTGATATACTGGGAAAGTCTTCTCAGACTGCTTAAACTTGTGATACGTCTTGTATTCCTCTGATCCATTCTTTCCAAGACCAATTATCGGAAACTTTAGGCTCTTCACTGAGTGTCGACCTTCTACTGCGTTTGGGATAAACTCTTCGCCCTTCATCATGGAAACGATTGATGCTGGATCCTGTAAGAAAGAACGATTGTATAGGTATTGACCTGAACTCTCGTTAATTTCTCTAAAGCTAAAGTTGTCCCACATTATCAATGGAACCTCTCTATCTAGGGAAGAAAGATCATCTAGATTAGAAACCTTCTCAAACAAAGAATGGGGCTCAAACTTAGAAGCAATTGCCACCCTCTTTTTAAACCTTTCAGGGTCCTTAGAATAAAAATTGGAGTAGTTTTCAAAGCTTTTTAACTTCATGCTTAAACCTTTTTAAAGTCTTTAAACGATAGGACTGTGCGACTTTCGTTGTTTTTAGCAACGTCCCTAACTGAAGTAGAAGTTCCAGTATTAACTATGTCACCTGAACCGCCACGTTTTACCTCGCCTGCTGCGACCTTATCAAAGAATGTCTTAAACTGCTTGGCGTCCGGGCTCTCGTCTGCCTTGTCGTAAACCACGTGCATGATTGAAGGTTTTCCTGAGATTTGTGCATAATGATTTTGATAGTCAGTAATCTTGTCGAATGCTTCCTGATCAGTTGAGTCTAATACTAAGGAAGGAACGTAGTCTGCACCAGTCTTTCTTTTTTCTTCTTCAATTCTTCTATTAATGAAATCGTTGAATGCTCCGTTTCCATGACCTTCGACTTCATCTTTTGACCATTTGCTCTTTCCTGGAACGAAGTCAGAACCAAATATTAACTTGTATATCTGTTTTCCTATGAAATAAGGAAGTCTTGTCTTGAATGCAGCAACTGTCTCAGCGTTGAATCTAGTCTTTAAGAAAGCACCTATTCTGTCCCTAAAAGCGGCTTTAACTGCAGGACTGGCGACTGCTTTGTGATACTGCGTCCATTCCTTACTGTTTTTGAAGAGAAATTTGTTTTTTGGATTTACTATGTTATATGCCTTGGCGACATCGTCTGCTGGAAATCTAACCACTTTTGCGTCCTTAGTTACGAACTCTACAAATTTTCCATCTGGCGTTATTCTCGAAAATGTGTTCTTAGCCACAAGATCATCAAGTTCCTTAACTGCACCCTTTTCAAGAAGCTTGAAGTTAGAAGCGAACAGGGACATGCTGTCTCCGAATTTAGTCAAGATTCCGCCAAGTCCATCGAATATCGGTCGTAAGAGTCCGCCTAATCCTGGAATCCATGAAACTATTTTACCTATTCCTTGTATGAATTTTGCAAGTAAAGTAGAAGCCTTAGAAAGAGCCGTTCCTACCATGGAGGCAAGCAATCCTAAGAATCTCATAACTGGACCTTTGCTTCCAGTCTTTGCAAGAACTTCGGCTGCTTCTTCCACTCCTCCTTTTTTAGCCAACTTCACAAATATCGCTTCAGCAGGTTTAGCGACTGGTTTAAATAGTTTAAGACCATCGCCTGCACCCATTATTATTGCTGCAATTAATGAAATTATCGCAAGCATCCATTTTCCTCTAATTGCATAGATGATTGCGTTGATGATGTCAGCAACTACGCCTACTCCAGGAAATATGAAGTCTCCAACAAGTCCAATTATGTCGATTATGAAATGTATTATACCTATGACAGATCCACCTTCGGTTAGAGCGTTCCATACCTTTTTTAAGGTTCCTAAGATGGTCCATTTTGACCCAGCAGCCGGCGCCTTTTTTTCTCCACCAGATAATGCTGTCCCGAATCCATCCATAGTGCCTTCAACAGGTGCGCCTAACGCCATTGCTTCCTCAAACAACTTATGTTTTATGAAGTTTCTAAAGTCGTCAATCGCCTCATTTATCTGTTGAGTAGTCAACCCTAGTGCTCTTGCTTCTTCAAGGATTTGATTTTTACCCAAAGAAAGGTTAGTATAGTAATCTTTTACCCTATTTCCAGCAGATTCAAAGATCTTATCAAAGTGTATCCCTAATGAAATCTCACTAGGCACTGCGGATTCTATTGCATTTAGCGAGTGAGCCTCACTTACTAGGTTTTCAAAAGTTACTGTGCTAAATAACTGTTTCTGGTATTTTGGGAATTCAGCATTTATGAAATCACATGCCAGTATCTGCTCAGCAGTCATATCGATCAGTTTTAATTATTTATCTGACCCTTTGTGACTTTTTAGTTATTGTTAGTAAACGGTTTAGCTTTAATGAAGCTCTTAATAAAAGCTTTGTAGTTAGTTAGCATGTCTTCCTTAGAGCACTCTTTGAAATAGAGATAAATTTCTTCTAAGTCTTCTATGTTATTAAAAGAAAATGCCGTACTCATGAATTCAAACTTATATGAGACTGGGATCAAACCAAAGATGAGAGCTTCATATATTCTGGCCGGAACAAACTTGTGATTGTCATATTTGTCCTTAGTCACGTTTAACATGATGTTCGACGCAAGTAAAGTACCAAAAATTATTTGTCTATCGTAACGCTCAATGTGAAGGTTTCTATTGGCATCAGGATGAAGGATTGCGCCTTCATAATCTTCTCTTTTACAAATCAGACTCAAGGCATCTTCTTTCCCGTCATTCATCTTTTCAATGTGACGAATTGCATTGCATAAGATCTCATTCTTTTGATTGCCTTTCTTGTAATTTGAGGTATTGATGTTTCCATAGTAGACTGTGCAGAGGCCGTCGTGTTTCTCATCCCAATTTTCGACATTAACTGCAATGCATTCTTCTAAGAAATCGGATGAGATTCCAGGAAAATCAATAGACGGAATCACGATAGTCACGAATTCTTCATATTTGGTGGTGAAGTGGTGGGAAAGAGAAAGGTCAGTATCAAGTATGATGATCTCTTCCTTTGAGTAGCCCGCCTCAATTGCAGTAGTTATCAAAAGTTCAAATGTTCTAGCGTCTTTCCACTTCTTACTTAAAGTTGAGAGATTTCTAAACCTTGCCTTTAGAAAGAGCTTATCGTATTTTTTCTCAGAAACATTTGAAAACATTTCGGTCAAACCTATTAGGTATTTGTCTATTCTCTTTTCAAAATATTTTATGAATATGTTAGAGTGAAGACAGTTAGGGAAACCTGATAGACTTGACTTTCGATCAGGCATGTCTTCTTCTGGATAATAACTAAAGAAATCAAATTTTTCTTGACCATACTCATTAGCGATAGAATCAATCAATCCTAATTGATATAGGTTGTGACCTGGAGTATCAGTGAAGTGTAGGTCAAGAAGACCAAAATAAGTGTAAAGGCTTTTCATATTCTATTTTATTGGATTTATGGGTTGGGTTTTAGCCCAAGCCAAATATTTGTTTAACACACCGTCGTCAGGATCAACATTGAGATTTCCTTTTTGAAATATCTCCCATGAATCCTGAGCGTACTTACCTATTCCATATAGTTCTTTAGGTTCGGTCCACTTGGATTCAAGCCAGTCCCTTGAGAACCTTTGAATTGTCTTGGTTCTACGATTCTTAAAACCCAAATGGGCGATTACTTCTGCCATTTCTTCTGGATCTGCAGAAATTGCGCTTTCTGGATCTGGATAGAGCTCAAAGAAACGGTCCCTAACTCTATCTACCTGTTTTCTAGAAGTACAATTTAACATTATACAACAAATGAGCACCCGCCAAGGATGCTCATTGTATATTTCTTGTAGTAGATTAAGCGGACTCTTCAGTATCATTCTTATAGGCAACAAAGTGAGTTATGTAGTTCTTACCCTCAGCAACGTTAGGCAACTTACGAATGACGTCAAAGTTTTCTTCTAAGATATTCATCACTTCTCCAAAAAGTAAGGTTCTGTGATCTTTACCTTTTCTTAGTGCGCGTAAAGCGTTAAAGTGCCACTCAACGACAATCACCCTAATTTGAGACCAGTCAGTCACTGCCTTGATCAATTCGTATTCTGCTCCTTCAACATCCATCTTGATTGCAGTTGCACCGCTTTCTTTAATGGCGTCGTTGATGTTTATTGCAGGCACGCTAATGTGTTCACGACCTCTTACAGGTAGGATTGAGTGCTTTCCTGAGTCAGACGATATAAAGAACTCTATCAGCTCTTCATCGATTGGGCTTATTGCCTTTTGTACGACTTCACAAGTTTCTTCTACTCCATTTAGCTTGATGTTTTCAACAGCAAACGAAACGTTATGTGGTAGGGCCTCATATGAGATTATCTTTGAGATGTTTGGAAATTGCTTAGCCATACGAATGGCAAAGAATCCCATATGACCGCCTATGTCTAGCCAAGTGTCTGCACGATTCAACATGAAGTTAACGTCTACTGGTTCACCCATGCTCTTTGCAACAAATGGCTTGATGTATTCTCCGCTGTTTGGTCCTCTAGACACGTTTGTTCCAACGTTATAGGTAACCTCATTGAATCCGCGTCGAACCCAAAACTGGAAGTCCGCATATCGGGTCTTCCAGTCAATGAGTTCAAGCTGATTGAATTTTTTTGCAGTATTAAAGTCTATTCTAGTATCCATCAAGGGTTGTTTAGTTCTTATACTGTCTCAGCTTTTTGGGTTTCGCCCGCTTTTTTAGTCTTTATGACAGTAAGAACGCCGCCTTTAAAGGAAGTCTCAACCTTGATCTTGTTGCGTCTGCTGAAATAACTGATTCCTGCTCGTAAGTTACGAAGCTCTTTAGAATCAGCTAGACCTTTAACTTCAAAGAAGTTGCCGATTCGCATTTTCTTTAGGTTTTCTTGGATCTTAGTCGCAACCGTGTTGCTAACTGCTGGCTGGGCCTTTTGGATCGGGCCTACTACAATTGTGCTTTTCATTTAGAAATAATTTTAAGTTTGAGACTATAATACTATAAAAAATGAAAAATAAAAAATGGGCGCTAAAAATAACGCCCATTATCAATAAATTTAATAGGTTATTAGATGTTCTTTTTTACTAGGTCTAGTCCTACATAGTCCTGCTTTAACGCATTCATAGTTGCTTCAACAGATTCTTTGATCTTTTCTAGCTTTTTGACTGCGTCTGAATCCATATCAGGATTGTGAATAGCTGATTGTAACTTGTCTAATGTAACTTCTAACTTGCTTACGTCTCCTAAGATTTCTTTTTTCTTTGTCTCGATGTGTTTGTATTTCTCAACCTTCTCATCGATCTTAGTCTTAAAAATAGGGCTGATATCGTAATTGAACTTGTGTGCAAAGAACTCGTACATTTTATACTCGTCCATCTTAGTCCATTCGTATTCTGCAGCGTTAAGCTTTTCACAAACGAAATATTCATCATTGATCTTGAATACTTGAGCCTCAGCTAAAGTACGATCGTTAGTAACCTCTTTAATGAAGTCAAAGTTAAAGATGTTTTCGGTGTTTTCAAGTAAGCTTCTTAGTCTTTGCTTAGTGTCTGCTGTCTCTAATGAGATTGCCTCGTTTAGGCTAACTTCGTTTGTGTCTTCTACTAGGTTACCGTTTAAGTAAAGGTCTATTGCATTTTGCTCGTTTACGGAAAGTCTAAGGTTAAAGTTTCTGATAGAGTTTGATTCTACACCGGTTCCATCGATGTTCTTCTTAAAGCCTAGCGTAGCAAAAGCCTCAGCTACCTTATAGAATCTAGGAAACTTTTCTTTAACGTAATTAGGATCAACTTCTGCGATCTTAACGTTTTCGTTTATGTAAATCTTTGATTCTTTACCAGTAAGAGACTTAGACTCACGAATTGAAACGAATCGATCGTTAGTATAAACGATGAAACCGTCCTTTGCTTGAGTAGCAGGAGCGATCATGTTACTGATTGATGTTACTGAATCGCCTTCTCCTAAAGTAAAGTATCCTTCTTTTTTAGATTCAAGCAATCTTAAGTCGTTCACCAATTGGTTTACGATAGGAATGGTAGTTCCGTATTTTATCTTAAGGATGTCTGAAGTATAAGACTCCTTAATCAACATGTTTTTTAGGTCTGAACTAACGTTTGAATATTGACCGTTAGGCATTGCATCCATGTTATAGACAGCAGTCAATATTAGGTGTTGACTACGATTCTCATTTAAGTATTTTGAGATAACTCTCATGTGCTTAGTAGCAACCTTATCGTATTGATGAGAACTTAACAAGTTAACAAAAGACTCACACAATAGAAAGTCTGGAGTTCCTTGAACCAAGTAATTCTCAAATAAGTCTAATTGGGAAGAAACTACAGGATTCTTACCAAGCTCAGAAGACTTAAGTTCAGATATTCTAGAGGAAAGATTGATCTTCTTAGCGATCGTATTAATCTTTGTGTCTGGAGTAGATTCAAACTTAGTAAACTGCTCAGATATCGAGGTTAACTTAGGGTTCTTTGTGCTCTTAGCTAGAGCATTGACGCCTTCTTTTAATTTATCATAGATTGCAACTGGGTGCTCACCTAAAAGAATAGACTTATCTGTTGATTCAATAAGCATTTTAACCAATGGCTGTTTGCTTAACTTTTCATCAGATTTTAATGAGTTAAGTAGTTGGTTTACGAAACCTTTCATTTCTTACTATTATTTTTATTATTTATCTTTTTTAGACCATAAAAATTCACTTTAGAATATAATGGTCAATATTTGGCCTATCGTTATTTCATTTGTAGATAAGTCGTTTGCGTTCTTGATGGATTGAACAGACACTCCATACTGCAAGGCAATTGTCTTTATAGTTTCTCCTTTAGCAACAGTGTGGTTTACTTGTTTCCTAGTACGATTAGACAAACTAGAAGCAGGGGAGCCGTTAGCAGCTAACGCATTGCCTGAGCTAAGGTTTTTATTGCTAGTCTGTATTGATTTCCCAGACTTTACGCCGAATCTATTAACGGTAGGTGCGACTCCTTTGTTAAGAATAGGAGACACCGAATTTGCTGATGCTTTTTCTAATTCTGTTGATTTTGAAAGGTTTGCTGCGTTTATCTTGTCTAAGATGCTTTGAAGGTTCTTCTCCTTGTTAGATTCAGCAATTATTGAATTTACTGCAGCATCCACATCAGACTGCTCACTAGGCTTTCTCCATTCTCCAGAATACATAAAGGTTTCCTTACCGTCTTGTGCAACCGATGTTATGTAGACCGTCTTATTTTTTGAACCTATTATGGCTTCACTCTCTTTTTTAGAAACATTGAATGCGACTACTCCAGTTGAAAGGTTTTCTATTTGCGAGTCGCCAGTGTTTTCTATAGAAACCTTTCCGCTATTTGTCTCAAAGACTATCTTATAGGTTGCAGCATTGATGTTTAAATCCAACGGAATTGGATTCTTGATTGAAGTCGATGTGCTTCTAGTATAGACCTTAAATTTTAAAAGGTTATCAAACGGAGAGAGTATGAACCTAAGTTTTCCTGGGCCAAACACGATCTCTTCAGTGTTGTCTGATGTCGATACTAATCCGCTTATTTGAGAAACGGATATGTTATTATTATTGAAGAAAATAGGAATGTATTCTGTTCTAATGACTTCGGTCGTAGTTGAAGTAGGAGTTACTTGATTAGAGTTAGATATAGGATTAGGCTGTATGAATAGATTAGTCGCTTCAAAGCTATTCTTCAATATCTTGTTGTAGATCGTCTGAGAACCTGGTTTATCTAAGATCGGAAGTACGTTTAGTTTCTTTCCGTATTTTTTAGGAGATATTAGATTAAAGGAAGCTTCTCGTATTATCTGTTCACCGTTTCTACGATTAGTCAATCTGCTTATTAGGTCGATCGACATGCTTACCGCTTGACTTGCATTTTTCAATACTGGTCTAAAGATGTTAGCCTCGTCAAAGCTGTCTTCTTGGAAGAATATTTGTCTTGTTGTGTTTATGAATGAACTTCCGATCTGTTCAAAAACGCTTAACTGGTGAATGATGATCCAATCATCGGCTGGGTTTCTTCGGTTTAGGATCGAGATGAGTTCTTCAGGAAATCCTGAATTGAAAGTCAGATAAAACTCGATGTAATCACCAACTGCTGATTCATTGATGTATGCGCCTACGTTATCAAACTCATTGCTCTGAGAAACGATAGCTGTATAAAGCTCTGAAACCTCATATGAATCGTAGTTAGTTGAAGTTCCAGTAGATATTGTCTTCTTCTTACCGCATTCAGCCAAGCTTACTTCTATGGGATTATTGTAAATGAAACCAGTGGAAGAAGTAGCATTTGGAGTTATCGCAGCGACAAATGTGTTTGCAGGAACTGCTGCTATCTTATAGTCTTCGTTTATGTTTTTTATTGAAGGTACCATTATGTCAATGTACCTATCATATAGAGCATTTGCGATGAATAGAGGCTTTGCATTAAATATTATGAGTTCTGCGATTGTTTCTGGCGCTAACAGTATGCTTGCAAAAAGGCTCTTTTTTCCATCGTTTTCAGTATGAGATACACCTAAGACAAGAGCAACGAATTGATCAAAGTCAAATCCAGCAACAAAATGGAATCTTACTTTATCCATTACGACGTTGTAACCAGTTATCGAAGTGGTCGTAAGATCAGAATCATAAGTCAAATAGTCAGGAATCTTTTCACTGTCTAAGTAGGCAAATGTGTTGTTTCCTATCGGAGCAACTGTTAGGTCCTTGATGTTTTTAGTGGTGTGATATGACGAATCATCGTTAAATATCTGATGAGTGTCAGTCTTAGCGTTTTCCACTAAAACAAAGTCATCAGCATAGTAATTAGTAGAACCAAGCGGCTCTGCCATGTACTCTGCCATACAATATGACGTAAGATTTACGAACCTGCTTTGTGCCATCTTATTTTTTCTTTGAAGATTTTAATTTGAAATAGTAACCTACTCCTACTTGGGATTGGGAGTTTGCACTAAATATTATGTTATGCTGATCAAAAAGGTTAAGGCCTACTCCAATTCCGATCGAACTATATGAAGGACTTAATAGTGAGTGATTGTACATTCCACCAACTAACCATTGTACTTTTCTAGGAGTCAAGGGATTGTATTCAGCTGGAGGTAAGCTATTTACTTGAAGTGAGTCTACTTTTAACCATTCAGGTCCAACTATTCTGTGTTTCCAAAGACCTCTAGAGTCTTCGGTTACGACTATTTGAATAGGAAGCTTTCCAAAAGTAAATTCTCCATTATATTGAGCAGTGTTTCGGTTTATCCAACCGTCCCAGAATACAAACGGATCCTCTTTAGAAGGATATCTAAGAGCAACATTAATCTTATTTGTATCGACTCCATCAATGCTTCCAAAGCCTTCAGTTACCTTTGAGTCTAAGGAGACAATCGAATTAGTTATGCTAAGTAGTCTTTCGTTTTGGTCTTTTACTACGTCGTATAAGTCTCTATTCTGTTCTTTGAGCTGGTTCTTAAGATCCTTTTCAGAGTTGTAATAGTTAACGAGCTTTGCATAACGTCCATCGGCTTCCTTAACGAGTTTATCAGCAGCGATTATTGACTTCTTGAGTTCGTCAGTCTCATTTAGTGCTTGATTTTGAGCCAGTCGACTTTGCCAAGCTAAAAAGATTATGATTATTAGGGCTGCACCTATAAAAATCCTATAGAATAGATCCTTCTTCATGGTTTTGAATTATTTCCAAGATGTCAGTCGGACCTAGGGTTCTACCTAACTTCTTTTCTAGTTTATTTATTATTTCTTTTTCCTCATCTCGAGTTCTATCAAGAACCTCATTAAGTTCGATACTCATTTTATCAAGTTTCATTGTCTCAACAGTCAATTCACGGATGGCAGCGTGTACGTTTGAATAAACATTAGTCAACTGTTTAAGTCTTTCTATTTCGTTTTTCATAAATTATGATTCTTTTATTATTACTTCTAATGGGCTAGTCAGCGCCTGTTCTATTCTCTTTAGTCTATTTTCTAAAGAAGCGACATCAATCATTGGAGGAGCTTGTGAGGCAGCCGGTTGATTTGTAGGTGTTGGTGAAACTGACTTTTGGGGTTTTACTTCTGTCATGTTCGGCGAAGATTGAGTAGGCGTAACAGGAGCAGTAGGCTGACTTATTGCAATGTCAGTCTTAGGTTCAGGTTGAGCGGTAGTAGGATTGCCGGCAACACTAGGATTCAACTTCTCAACAGTAGATTCAGTAGGATTAGTAATATTGGACTGAGTTAACGAAGTATTAGAAGTAGTTGAACTCTCAGAACCGTCGACGTTTGTCGCCGATTGAGTGTTGTTTGTTGCCATGTTTATGGCTGAATTCGTAGTACCAACTTCAGACTTTTCCTTTTTTCTCTCTCTAATACGTTCAGCAGCCTTTCCAAGAAGATTTATTGGGACTCCCATTCTTTCTAATTGAGATCCAGCCACTCCTAAAAGGTCCTTACCTTCTGACATGAGCTTCTCTCCAATAGGGCTTAACGCTCTACCTGCAGCTGCCTTTACTTTATCTAAAAACTTTGGGCGACCGCTCTTTGATTCAAGAGTAGATTGGTTTATTGTTGAAGAGCTTGCAATATTTTGTGCATTAACTGTTTCTGAAACGGCTTGAGTAGCATTAGTAGTTGGAGAAGAGACGTTTGTTTGAGTCGACTCGTTAAGGTTTATGTTCTGTTGAGTCACAGAAGGAGCAGGTGATTCTACGCTAATTGCAGGCGAAACTGCAGCAGCTGGCTCATTAATAGGACCGGCGACAGCAGCAGATTCAGCAGTTACTGGACCGGGTTGAGCCGCTTCTTCTTTCTTTTCTAAGTTTAGATTTATGGTGGTGCTCGCCGCAGGTGCACTCTCAGTCTTGGCAACTTCGGGTTTACCTTCAGTCACAGTTGCAGTCTCACCAGTCGTTTTTTCAGTAGCCCCAGTTTGAACTCCTTCTATCGTATTTATGCCGCTTTTTGCAGGAGAAGCCGTCGTATCAGAGTCAGCAGAAGGTTCGTTAATTGGAGAAGCAGCTTGTTCTTCCTTCTTTTGAGTGGCAGTAAGGCTTCCGCTTTGGAACTTTTCCTTTAAGACTTCATATGCTTCCTTACTTCCGTTAATCATAGACGGACCTGGAGTATCTGTTACTTCATAGTCCATCACCTCCTTAAACGATTCATAGGTGCTGAAAACTGATTTAAAGAGATCGTCTACGCTATTTCCTCCACCCGAAGCTGCATCTGCTGCTATTCGAAGTAGTTCTTGGCCTAAGACGTCTATGTGTTCCTCCGGTTTTCTGGCTGCAAGTTCCTCAGTAAAAGCTAATTCGTTCCTTGAGTTTTCTAACTTACGTTTAGCCTTCTTTAGTTTTGAAAGTTCCCTTACAAAGCTTTCTAAAGGCTCTCCATAGCTCATTAGACTTGTAAAATTGGGATTAGCTGAGACTCCACCAACAGTTAAGACAACGTCTCCTCCTGCTTCAGGAAAAACTGAAATAAATTTATCAACTATTCCTAATTTTTCAGACTCAGCCTTTAGCGTGTTCCATAGTTCGGTCGCTCGTTTTAACTTCTCTTCTGACTTAACAACATTTGCCTTTTGGTTTTCAACATCAGCTGCTGCTTTTTCAGCATATAAGGCCGCGAATGCAGACAGTTTCTCGCTCACTTAGATCAGGTTTTTTGTTATTTATTTGAGTTTTAAGTGATCAGGTAAATTGACTTTTACTGGCCCAGTCGGAGCGTCAGGTATAAAGTCTGTGCTTGTTGAATTATTAGCGTCCTCAGTATCCCTGTTGACTATGTTAAGGATAAGAGAATATTCGTTGTAATCCATGTTGTATAGTGTCTCAAAGCTTTGATTAAGCTTCACCGCCAATCGAGTGTTAACCTCAAATAAGTTCATCAAGTCCAGCTGAAATAATGAAAATATCTTTGACAGTGAAGCTTCCTCCCAAAAAAATGTGGCTCTCCGTGATGTTTCCACATTTTTCACACTTACAACCGGCTTTGTTTAGACTCGCGTCCTTTAATGCCTTTGTAAATTTGTGGATGAAAACAAACTTGTTTTGTTGCCAGTTTTGAGAGCCTATCTTTAAGTTAGATAAGTATCCACTGTCACATGTTCTCCATTCACCTGCTAAATAAGGTGCGAATTCATAGAACGCGTCGTCTATTTCAGTACCTGAATTTAACTCTGCAGACTTTCTTTGTTTTATCTTAGTCTCTACTCCAAAGCTTGGTAAATAGATTCTAATCGTTTCTTGCAATTTATCTGAGACCACCTTAAAGCATCGTTCTTCAGGCGAATACCATTTCATTAGTTCGTCTGGACATTCAAAGCCCTTTAGGTTTTGGCTTCCTACTTGGATTCGATTTATGTGACCACATCGATCGTTATCACATTTTATGTTCGCCCAAAGCTTATTTTCCTGATTGGGAAAGGTGAGCTCATATATCCTAAATAGTATGTGGTATCTGTCGATCTCTAAGAGGTCATTAAAGTTTAGAGGGCGACCTCCTTTAACTTTAAACTTTGTACATGCATTCAGGACAAAGTTGATCTTTTCCTTTACATCAATCGGGTCATTTTCATCTATTGTAGACCAGTGACGAATCTCCTTAGTTTTTGCAGGTCTAAGCAATAGCTCAGAGTTTTCAGGATAGAACATTCCCCTAGAAGGTAGTCCTCTAAGATCTAATATCTTCCAAGAAGACTCGGCTGCACCAGACAATTCGTTTAGATCTTGGTAACTAGCAACGACCCCTAAGCTTTTTGGTTTTTCTTCCTGTTTTTCAACGAGAGGTTCGACTTGGTTTACACCGTGTGTACGATCCATTTCATCTAAAAAACGAGTAGCTTCTTCTTCATTTATTCCTTCGGACATAACTCACTTCTTTTTTATATTATATCGAAAAATGAAAAATGGTTCTAAGAGTTAATGAATTGCTCGAAACTAAGTGCGCGACTCTCGTAGATCCTTTCGATGGTATCTACATAAACCTCAGTTATCTTTAAGGTCTTTGGGTCTCTTATCCAGACACGAACCGTACCGTTTTTATAGTTTGGTGCCATTCTATGAAGTTTTCCAGTTATTACTCTAGGTTCTCCCTTAGTTTGAGAATTGACTATGACTCCTCTGAGTCTATCACCAGGTTTAAAGAATGTTCTTAAGGTGCTCAACTTTATGTCAAATTGGCTAAATCCAGGATCGCCTTTAATTGACATGTCAGTCAAGGGTGACTGTTTTACAGAAATTCCTGGGGTAAATTGACTACGACCAGTCGTAAAATTAAAGTCGCCTTTTGTTCCATAGAAAGGTAGACCTCTTGCGAAGTCTCTCTGACCTAATGCGCCAGGCATTCCTCTATTTTCGTTTAGTTTACTCATTACCAAGCAAGAGGAAGGACTCTTTTCTTGTAACCGACTACTACGTAATCTCCTACTGGATCGATTGGCTCACCTGCAGAGTCGCAAAAAAGAAACTTTTTAAGGTATACGTGAATTACTGGATTAGCGGCAACATAATCTATTGGATAGATCGGAGCATCGTTGTCTTGATTGTCTATTCCCCATATCTTTACGTGAGTGACTGCTTCTTCAAGGCCAGTAAAATCTGCGAATTCTATCTTAAATACAGGACCTCTTGAAAACCCATACTGTTGAGTCTCACCGATCTGCCAATATCCAAGAGTGGTTGGTGCTGAGTTGGGCTGTCTTTTATCTGTGCTTACAAACGTTGGTGCATAGACCGTGTCGTTTAATAATGTGATTAGTTCCGTACCGCTTTCTAACATTTTGTGTAAATTTTTTAGTCTGCTTTTCCAAATAGGACTAGGGCAGACACCTTGATCACATAATCCAAATTAGGATTTATTATCTCTATCTTATTTATCAGATCCTCAGGATCATTTGATTTAGGATTTGTGAACATCACAAATAAGTTGTGAAGCGGATACTCTAGCGACTGCATGTCGCTTGCCCTTTCTATTGAGATCTTTACTGATTTTTTGCTTAGTGCAATCTCCTCAGAGTTATTGTCGTAGACTGGATAAGTCACCTTAATCAGGACTCCGCGAGCATAAGCCTTTCCGCTTTCTAGTATTTGGCTTGGGGAGTTGACTATGACTTGATTGTCAAATATAGTCATAGTTCCGCCGCCTGCTTCTAAGTTTAGTCCAACACACTGATATCCATCAACTGCTAAAGATACATCACCTAGGCAGAATTCGCCCATGATATCTTTCTTATCGACTATCTTAAAACATTTATCGTTAAATAATTGAATGTATGGTTGGTTTTCATAACCCCCACAGCAGTCGCAAATATCATTTAGATTGGGAATCGCCATTTGGTCTTATTTTTTGTGCTTGATTTTTTTTATTTATCTCAAGTCTTATTTACCAAATCGCTTCATCTTTGCACTTAATGCTCCTGGTCGTCTAGCTGGTTTAGCAACTGACTTAACTACTATGTCTTCCGGCTTTTTTGGAGCTATCTCAATCTCAGTTATTTCAGGAGTTTCTTCAAGCTCAGCCAAGCTTTCGTTTGCCTCTTCGACTTCTTCTTGTAGTTCTTCGGTTTCCTCAGCAAGTTCTTCTTTAAGGTCCTTTATCTCTTCTACCAATTCTTCTATTCCTTTGGGTTTACCGTCATACTGAATGAAGAAGTGTAGACAAGTCAATGAAATTAAGGGTAATAGTCCACCCTCAAGCAAGGCAAGGACTCTCTTTTGAGATATGACGTTAGTTATGTCTACCCCCAATGAATCCATTACGGGTTCAGTCAATTCCACCCATTGTTTAAAAAACCTAGAAGTCTCGTCTATCTCAGTATAACTAAAATAGATGTTACCTATGAATTGAATGAAGGTCACTATTAAAAAGACAAACCATACTGAAAATCCCTTTACTTTCACTGAGGCAGCTGCGATTGCAGACATTGCTGCTATCTCAACTGCTATTGATAAGTATATAGCCCAGCTTATTGGGTTTGCTAGATCATACCAACTAACTACGTGAGATATCGAGATAGCGGCTACCGAAATTATCGGAATTAAGAACGCTAGCTTGATGATCAGGTTTTGGTTCTTGTTAAACCAACTAGTCATTTGCTTCTATCTTGTTTTTTACGTCAGATAGGCTACTTTTTCCCTTATCTAAATCGTCTTCATATATTAGATAGTTGAACATAGTTCTTTCCATTTCGTCTCTGACTTCCTTCTTAGTAGAAACAGTCTCTCTTAAAGAATCTAAAAGAGCTTGTGTCTTTTTTGAATCTTCTAAGTATTGTTTCTCTAATTTAGATACTCTAGAATAGGTACAGCCTTTCGCTAAATATAGGACTAACAAGATTGCTGTACTAACCTTCCAGGCATGAGTCTTTAGTAATTCTAACCAGTTTTTCATGTCGTTTTATTTTTTTTATTTATCTCACAGGATGATTGCTAACGCTGCTGTTACTGTTCCTAGAAACAAAACGGACAGGTAAGATATTCCCCAAATCACCTCTTTTTTGCTAAATTCACGATCATTGAATCTGATCTGTAGGATATAGCCATAAAACTCATCGCTCTTGATTCTATCATAATCGACAGTTATCACGTCTAAGATTCCTTCCTTTGT